ATAGCTATACCAGACTTCGAAAAGGCTACTGAAACAGGTTTCACGCAGTATATATTCTAAGAGCAATATTCTATTTAATTTTAATTGAAATTTGAATTGTTATAAGTCTTTTAGGTAGGATTATCTTTAAGGAAGGATAATATATGTGCTATTACGTCTACAGTCCAGGAGTTGCCTAAGGCTTTGTACCTCTGTGTGTTGCTAATACCTTCAGTGTACCCTGCCTGGAACGTCTGTAAACTCTCTACTTCAGTAGGCGATAATTTTCTAAATCCGTTTTCTGTGTATACAATTTGACGACGCTTCTTTTTAAGATACTGATCAACATTAGTTCCTTTCCAGTAGTTAGCGTCAATACAGTAACTTTTATCTCTGTCTACAGTGCCTTGTTCAAGGATATCTTTTAGGAGTATATTCTTGTCTTCTGGCTGAGATACATCAGGTATGTTTGTCCAGTATAAACGGTGTCTTTGTTGTGCGCTTAGAAGACTACTATTTATCTTGATAGGCTCCACACTTAGTGCTTCTGATATTACGTCTCTCCATTCTTTTTTCATCTTGACATTTTCAAGCAAAAAGTATTTAGGGTTAACTTCCTTCAGTAGTCTAACATACTCCCAAAACAAGCCCGACTTACCTTCGAATCCTCCTTGCTTACCAGCTACTGAAAATGACTGGCAAGGTGAACCTCCAATAATCAGATCTATTTTCCCTTCAAATGGTGTACCGTCAAGTTTTGTAATATCCCCTAGCTGAATAGTATCAGGGAAGTTCTTTTGTGTAACTTGTATAGCATACTTATCTATCTCAGATGCATAATATTTTTCTACTTTGATGCCTGCCCGTTGTAGAGCTACTTGTCCTGCTGAAATACCGTCGAAAAGAGACAATACGTTCATTTTAAATCCTTTAAATCTGGCATTCACTCTTTCATCATCTTATCAGTGGTCGTAACTTCTGGAGCCACTACCGCGTTTTCGCCTACTGAAATATCGCCGCATGCACCAATCAAACCCATCAATAAAATTGCCGTTAAAAAATTTAACATAGCGCAATACTCCTACTTATTGTTTTTGTCGATACCAAAAAACCCACTGAATGTATTTACGATTGCCGCAATAATTAGCACAACAACTAACCCAACAAATTGAGAAATAATCATAAAAATTGGCAAAGCAAAAATCACTGCTAAACAAATCATTACTATTTGAAACATAGCGTGTCTCCCTTCGTTTCGTTAATCAATGAACTCCGATAGGTCTAAACCTATATTGTCGAATTCTCGCAAAAGAATATCCTCTGCCCTACCGTTACCTCTATCGAAATATTTCTTCAGATCATCCTTGGTTTTAAAGATGTAACAGTAGTCGATATTTCGTTCACCGCTCACACGGCTCATGTCTTCACGATACAAAAGTAAATTTCCACCACTTGTGATCCAGACTGAATATCGTCTACATCGGTTTTGGCTACCGCTGTAGTGTTCTTTAGATGGATCCATGGATGTTCCAGCAATCGTAAGCAGTGTTACCTTTGCAGTACGGGAACGTTCTCCAGTAACTGCAAACTTTCGAATCCCAAACGTTTCATTTCCTTCTAACAAAAAACTAAACATTGAAATCATCCTTATATGGTTTGATTGTTCTCATTATTTTGAGTCTGTAACCATGTTGATAAAATCGCTAACTAATACTGAATATGATTCGCTTTCAATCTTCTCACCTTTTAAAGTTAGCCATTCGTACTCTATTGTTGTACTAAATGTTTCTGTATTGATAATTATATTAATGACGTGAGCTACTGCACCTATTTTACACTGTATGAACTCGCTACCTACTGATATTTCCATTTCGTTTCTCCTTAGATAATTGTGATTGTTTGATATTGTTTTGTAAGTCCAGATTGGTCGATTTGACCGATAGCATCAACTATCATCTCAAGGTCATTGATATCAATTATGTTGATGTCTTCTCCGCGATCCCAATTGTAAACAACTTTGAAATCCTTTCGAATCCATAACTTGCTGATACAGCCTTCTTCGATTCCGTAATGGCTACCTTCGTCGAAAATATTTGCTTGGATTTCATAACCATTAAATTTCAGTTCAATGAAGTTGTTAAGTCCTCTACGTTTATCGATTATTCTTGCTTGTAGTTCCATGGTGTGTATCTCCCTAGCAGAAACCGGTCTGCTAACCCGCGAGGGGTAACTCCCTCTATATGTCTTATCGGTCTTTTTAAGGAAAAACTTTAGAACAATCTGTTTCAACAAACAAAACACTATGTTGGAAGGTATAGAAAACTACCGTTTTTGTCCATACCTATTTGTGGGTTTATATCCTAAGCAGTTAGCGTATTTCATGATGCGCTCCTTATAGAATAAATTTCACAAAATGTGTTTACTTGAGCGCAATCAGTGCCTGTTTTATTTTCAAAAGTCCATTCGTATTTAATCATTACGATTGGTTTACCAGCTGTGAATACTACAGTGATATCAAGAATAGTTACTTTTCCGCCGTCTTCAGTTGTGAAAGTTGATCCAATATTTGCTTTCATTTTGCTTTCTCCTTTTGAAAGTTTTCTCTTCTACTACTCTTATCGGCATATTTTTCCAAAAACTTTAGCGAACCTTGTTAATACAAGGATAACACCTAGTTAAGAGGTATAGCTAAATACAGTTTTTGTCTACAAGTATTTTGGAGTTTATATGTTAAAGGTTTCAACTTGTTACAAAATGACGAGTTTTATGGCACTATATTGATAGGGACTACACGGACGAGAAAGGAACGATGAATGAAAAAAGCAAGCGTTAGGACTAGCAAACGAATTCAAGGCAAGACATTGGATGAGTTTGTATCTGAACTATGTAAATACCTGGCAACGGGCGTAACCGTAAAGACAGCTACCGCCGCAGTAGGCATAAGCGAATCTACCTATCATCTATGGCTACGAAAAGGACACGAAGGCATCGAGCCATATGCAACCTTTACTGCCAAGATTCGAGAAACGTTTCCGAAGACCGAAGCCGTACTAGCGGGGCGTGTCATAAACGCAAGCGAGCGGGACTGGCGTGCGGCAGCTTGGATGCTAGAACGCCGTAACCGAGCCGACTGGGGTAAAAGCTATGCTTCCAGCGACGACCTTTCAAACGACTTCATCAACAACCTCACTATTGAAGAACTGAGAAACGAAATCCGAAAAATGTATTCCATGAGTACAGAAAACATCGAACAGCGAGCCGAAGAATTGGAGCAGAAGCTTGCTGACGATACGAAGAAAAACATCGACAAAGCTATCAAGAAAAAACTGAAGCCAAAAAAGGCCAAATAGTATGCTGACAGCACATGAACAAATGGAGCTTTCAGTTCTCAGACGCGAACTGAAGTCACGCCGCGCTCGTGAGAGTTTTTCGGAATACATCAGCGTGATGATGCCTGAGTTCGAGTGGAACTTTCATCACAAAATCATAGCTGACAGGCTTTCAAAATTGCCACATCAGGAAAAACAATTCCTCTTGATTTCGGTTCCAGCTCAGACAGGAAAATCAGAACTCGTTTCTCGAAAGCTACCGTCGTGGATGCTTGGCGTGAATTCGGACACTCGAATCATGCTGACGTCATACGGAACGAATTTCGCAATGAACTTCAATCGAGCAAACCAGCGCACGATGACTGATACCAACTACGGTACCGTGTTCCCTCATCTTAAGCTGAATACTAAACGTGGTTTTTCTAAGAGGACAGGCGACCATTTTGAACTTGAAGGCTACAAAGGATTTCTTCGTACCGTTGGTGTCGGAGCTGGTTCCAGCGGGTATTCTGCCGACCTACTAATTATCGATGACCCTTATCCCGATATGAAAGCTGCTTTGTCGAAGACGTATCGAAAAACTGTTTGGGACTGGTTTACGTCCGTAGGTCTACAACGACTCAGCAAAAAAGCAAACGTCGTCATTCTTCATACTCGGTGGGCAGAAGACGATTTGATTGGACGTCTTTCGAAACCCGGGGCGTTGAAAGGAGTTGGCGAACCAGAAATTCTACGGTTCCCATCACTAGCGGACGAGAACTTGCATCCAGAAGATCATCGAAAACTAGGAGAGTCGTTGTGGCCGTCATGGAAGGGTGACGAAGAGTATTTAAATGCCAAGAAGAACTTAATAGGCGCGTACATGTTCGACGCCATGGAGCAGCAAAAACCACCTAAATTGGGCAAGGGATTGATCAACACCGCGAAGTTCCAACGATTCACACAAGGTATGCTTCCGCAGTTCGACTTTGTGTTTAGTAGTTGGGATCTCAATCTTGAACCAAATGAGCAGAAAAATTCTGACTACGTAGCTGGATTGGTCATCGGCTACAAAAAGCCTAACATTTACATTCTTGCCGAATACCACGGTCGTTGGGATTTCACCGAGACAATTGATCACATGAGGCAATCGCAAGCACTATGGAATTTGAATGGTCTTTTAATTGAAAAAAAGGCTAACGGTACAGCGGCAATTTCAACACTCAAACGCGAGCTAAAGGGAATCAATACGTTTACACCACACGATAGCAAAATCACACGCGTGTTAGCATGCCAACCGGAAATAAACGGCGGAAATATTTGGTTCCCATATGGCGAGGCTTGGGTTGATGAAGCTATCGTTGAGTATGCCGATTTCCCAGAGGAGGATCACGATGACCGTGTGGATGCGCTAACTCAAGCGATACTGTGGCTACGCGAATGCGATGGTAAGATGGGTATGCAGAGACTTATGGAATATTACGGAGGCAAAAGGTGACAAATTTTATTACGAGACTCCTTAAAATGGACTCTTGGGCGAACGCAAAAACTGGCCAGGGAACGAGCTGCGACAAGACGAAATACGGACAACCAGTACTCGATTATTTAGACGA